ATGCGTAGTAAACAGCTAATCAAATTGCTAAAGCAAAATGGTTGGCAAGAAATATCTCAAAACGGTTCTCATTTAAAAATGAGAAAACGGAAATCAAACTGAGATTGTTCCTGTACATAACAAGGATATTCCAATCGGAACAGCTGAAGCAATACTAAAAAGGACAGGGCTAAAATAATTAGCCCTTCCTAAAAACTTCAATATAATTTTTCAGCATGTTGAGGAGGATGCTTAAATTTTATATTTTACTATGTTTGTTTGCTATGCGTTTTTTCCTTTCTATCTTATATAATTTGGAGGTATAAAAATGAAAAATGAACTAACTGTCTTTCCCGCAATATTTACTTTTGACGGTAAATATTATAATGTTGATTTTATAGATTTAAAAGGTTGTTCAACTTTTGGAGACAGTATACAAAATGCTTATTTAATGGCTCAGGATGCTATGGGCTTATATTTAGACAATTTAACAAATTTTCCAAAACCAACCTTAGACATCTCTAAAATTATTTTACAAAAAAATCAATTTGTTTCATTTGTAAGCATTAATATGGATGAGTACCGAAAAAAATTTAATAATAAATCTATTAAAAAAACATTAACAATACCTGCATGGTTAAATTATTTATCTGAAAAAAATAATATTAATTTTTCACAAGTTTTACAAGAAGCATTAAAAGAAAGATTAGGTATTGACTAATTTTTAAAAATGTCATATAATATATATTAAAGAAAACGCATTTATTATCCTTGAAAAAGGAGATAAAAGGGGCTAGTACAAACTAGTCTCTTTTCAATTTAAAGAAAAAAGAGCTAGACTAGAAATTAATCTAATCTAGCTCTAATATTATAATTTAGTACAATAATTTAATGAAATCCACCCACTTGGAGTTAATCCAAATCTATTTTGAACTTTAGTAACTGTTGTTACTACTCCACGTTTTAATCCATTAGTATATTGATTTCCTAATCTTTTATTTTGGTATCTTGCATTTGCTGTTAATTGTTTATATCCCTTTATTCTATACTTTGTACCTGCTCCTGTTCTAACATTTAAGACACTAGCATTTACTTTGTATTTTCCTGTAGTGTATTTAACACCAGAAATAGTTTTAACAGTATTTTGTGTTGAAGGCATATAACTTGTTAGATAATTACTAGAAACCCATTTATTTGTTCCTATTCTACTCCAATTGCCATCTGTTTCATATACTGTTACTGCTGTACCATTAGATAATCCACCTACAATATATCCATTAGGCTTATTTCTTATATTTAATCCTTTTTTAGCATTTACATATCTAGTATATGCTTGTGTTGTAACTGGACGTGTGTTGTTTACTTGTACATTCCCGTCATGAGCAAATGCAAAGAATTTACTATAATTAGCATAGTTTCTAAAATTATCTATGCTACAATATACTGTATTTCCATCTACAGTTACTTTTCCTCTTCTTGTACTTGTAGAGAATTTGCCACTATATAAATATGGATCATATATCTTTAATGTATCTCCATCTATTCCAACTAGAACGATAAAGTGACCACCCGTTGTAAACAATCCATTTCCACATGATACTATTACATAATGATTATTTCTTAATAATTCTACAGCTTTGTCTAAATAATATGTTTCTTCATATCCAATATCAAATTCGTCTGCTACAGCTCTAAAAGCACTAAAATATGTACCATTATTTGCACTTCTATATCCATGTTGTACAAATAAATCGCACATTGTGTCAGGTGTTATTGCTCCTTTTGTAGCTGTTACTACCATACTTGCACATGTTGGACCACAACCACTAGAGCCTATTGTTTGGTTTGGATTACCTATACTAGAATACATTTTGCTGGCCCATCTACTACTATCTAATTGTGAATAATATGTTAATCCAATATAGTCTCCTAATTCTACATTCCAAGTTTCTGCTTTTGCTCCTTCATAAGCTATTTCTCCTTGAAGTTGAAATCCTTCTGTTTCTTCTCCTTCTTGCTCATTTGATACAGCATTCTCTTGTTCTTCTGTTTGTTCTATTATTTCTGTAGATGGTAAGTCTTTTACTTCTTGTTCTGTCATATCGTATGTACTAATATTGTTTTTTACTTCATTTACTACACCATTTACAATTTCATTAGTTGAACTATTTTCATTTGCTTTGTAAAATCCCAATCCACCTAATATTCCAACTATTACTGCTGAAATTATTAATATTATTTTTCTTTTTTGCTCGTTATTCATTGCTATCCCTCCATTTTTATTTCTATTTTTTCAATATCTTTTTCTATAGCTTCACATCTTCTATCATGCACTTGCAAAAACTCTGATTGATTATCCATACTTTTCTGTAATAGTTCCAAGGATTTAGCTGTATTCATATTTGTATTTTGTATTTCGATTAAGCACTTACCATTTTGTTCTATTGTTTTTTGCATATTTCTTCTAGTTGTAAGCCAATCGTATAAGAAAAGTATTACTATGACTAGTGAAACACCATATTCGTTTATCAATTTTCCTATTTCTTGCATTATTCTTCCTCCTTTGTAACACTATCTTTGTCTACTACATACTCTACTTCAAAGTCAGTATCTAGATTAGTCACTAAGCTAAATATATTAGTACCTTGCCATAATTCTATAGGAGATATACTAGGTAATATAATTGTTTGTGGGGTATCTAGCTCGTAATATACTTCTGTTGGATGTTGAGATAACCATTCTTTCCATTTTGTCAAAGACATATTGCTATCAAATCCACTAAATATACACATATCAGGCTTTAAATCTGTATTTTCACAAATACATGGTTCGGTTACTTGTTTCCATTCTTCTTTATAGTATTTAAAGTAATTACTTAATTTTGTCTGTGCTTTTTGTTTCCAATTCAATTGTTTATATTTACTAATAAGTATCCAAAAGGCATTTAAACCAGTAATTGAAGAATTTGATATGTTCCAAGCATATGTGTCATCTCCTACAAAAGTTACTTTCCCTATGTTCTTTGTGATTGTTACTCTACCATCTCTACGTATTTTTAATATATCTTTTACATCTCTTACTTTAGATAGGATATTACCTTGTAGATTTATTGGAGTTATTATAGGCTCGTGATATGATTCGTATGAAGCTTCATCTGTACCTTCATATAACATTATTTCTTTTATATAAGCCGTTCCTGATGTTGCAATTCTTATTGCATTCAACTCTATAAAATCAACGCCCGTGATTATAAATTTATATTCTGCATACTCATTGTCATCTTTTGTTGATACTCCATATTGACTTGTTGCATAATTAAACATTTTTATAGAATTTCCTTTATGTTTAAATATTACTGTATAGGTTTTTTTTGAATCTATGTCGGTTAATTTTTGTCTTGAATTACTTAAAAAGTACACATTATATCCCCTATCCCAAGTCAAAGTTGCAATTCCACTTTCGTAAGTAGCAATAGAAGGATTTGTCACTCCATTAAAATTGAACAAATTCTTTCCACTATGTTTTATTTTTATTGCAGTCTCATTTATTTTTATCTTTGAATAGTCTGTTAGGTTCCCTTGATATGAAATTGTAAATGCTATATATTTTGCATTTGCTGGTGAATTTACTGTACCTTCTTTTTGACCACCTAATGCTATTCCACTAATAAACTTTTTATCTTTATCATACCAAGCTCCCCAGTTTCCAGATGTTTTATCACTATATATATAATAATATGAGTTTGCTTGTATTTCTATATAATCGGTTCTTTTTGAAGTGCTATTGGCATTAAATGCACCATTACTATCACTTACATAACTACCACTAATTATATTATTTTTATCGAATATATTATCATATCCACCCACACTCGTTATTTTTTGTGTATAATCTGGATTTGGTGATGATATTCCTCCTGTATAGGGCTCGTAAGGTTTATCGCTTGTACCTTCATAAATCATAAGATTCGTGTATGTAGTTGTTACTCCTTGACTTTCATTAAAACTATTTCCACTATATATAACTGCAAATGTTGCTGGTTTTAAAAGTGTAAATTTTAATTTATGGTTACTCAATGTAAGTCTAACATCTGCTATTGCTTCAGATGAAGTTCTAAAAGATGTAACAAAACTTGTCTGGCTTGAGCTATCTGTTACTATGTTATCTGCCTTTATAGTATATTCTCCTGCTGGCAATGAAATAGGAATCCTTTCAGAACCTGTTACTTTGAATTTACTCTCTATATTCAACAAATTATATCCTTCTGTTGTCTCTTGCCTGATATTTCCATTAGTCTCTATCGTCTTAACCGGCACATCTACTGCATTTCCGCATATTCCGTCTGTCACAACTTTAGTCGGCTGATTATCTATATACTTTTTTATCAGTTCTGGATAATCTCTCATTACATTGTAAGGCGTTTCTAATGCATTCTTAATTTCAGCCTTTGTTTCATTTAAATATTTTAGCTTTTCCGCTGTTGTTCCCATTAGATTACCTCCCCATTTATAGTATCTAAGATTGTATCTATATCTCCGATTTTTTCTTGTATGTTACTTATTTCTGTATTTACTTTTTCTACATATTCATCTACTTTATCCCAGTTTTGATTTAGTGCTTTATCTATATCAAATTTATTATTATTAGTTTCAAGAGGTTCTTCATGTTTAAATAACTTTAAATTTTTTGTTTCACTCATTTATTTACTCCTTTCTCAAGAGTTTCTATTCTTTTTATTAAACTTTGGATAATATTATCTTTTTCTTTATCTTTGGCTTGCAACTTTTCTATTTCATCTTGTTGCTCTTGTATTGCTTTATAAGCTATTGATACCATAGAGTATAAATTTATTCCTTCTTTATTGCTTGATATTATTTCTTTTGAACAATTATATCCATCTCCAATTATTGTGCCTATTGTTTTTTTGCTTTTTTCTTCTGATTTATAATTAAACATATAAATGTCTGTTTTTAATATTTCATCTAGTGCTCTTGATTGATATCTTTCTATATTCTTTTTTACCTTTATTGAGCTATTAGATATTACCTCTCCAGTTGCTGTTATATTCCCTTCAACATGAAGTCGACGACACACAATAAAACCATCATCAGAAAGTGTACAATTGCAATTTTCCTCTCCAATTCTTAATGTATGGCTTCCTGCTAAATCAACATAAAAACTTATTTTATCTAATATAGATATAGAAGGATAGATATTGCCAATCTGAGGAATTATAGATAGTAAAAGTTGTCCTGTTGATGTATCATCAATGTATAAACCTGGCATAGCGTCTCCATGCATTTTTATATTTGTAGCAACTATCCCAGCATTTGCACTATTTAATACTAAGTCACATCCATCTAATACCATTTCTCCCGTGCACCCTTCAGAATTTTTAGGTGGCATTGTAAAGTTTTTTATATACATTATTGGCCAGAATTTATCATCACTTGATGTTATTACTCCCCAAGCCATTCCATCTTCTACCGATTTTCCATAATCCGTAGGAACAGCAAAACTTATATAATTCTGTTTGTCTACTGTTTGCACTCCCATTTCTCCGAACACCGTATTTCCATCACTTTTATAAAAATGTTGACCATTTTTGTCCAATGCCATCATTACATTCTTATCTTTATCTAATATTGCTAAACTAGCATTTTTATTTATTATCATCATTTGAATAAAGTCTGAAATTTGATTCCATGCCACTTTTACATGTTCATAGTTTTGCTCTATTGCTGTTCCCAATTTGCTTGTTTCTGTATAGCCTTTTAGCTTGTTATCTGTACTAGAATTTGCACTATTTATTGCTTCTGTTTTTGCCGTTGATGTTTCTGTTTTTGTTGAATATGTTTTACTTACTTCACTTGTTATGCTTTCTGCTTTTTGTGTTATTTGTGAATTTGTTTCTGTTTTTGTATAGTAATTATTACTTAAATTTTTATTTGTACTATCTGCTGTACTCTTTGCTGTGTTTGCTGTGGATTGTGCTTTATCTGCTTTACCATCTACTGTTTTTATTTCTGTTTTTACTTCACTTACACTTTGTGTTATTCCGTTTATATCTTGTTCGTGTTTTGTTAGTTTTTCAGAATTTTCAGTTGTTTCTTCAACTAATTGTTCAATCTTTCCTTCTGCTTGGGCTATTCTGCTTTGAACTCTTCTATTTACAACTTTTTGACTTTCTTTTTTTACTGTTGTTTCTTCTTTTTGTTTTATTTGAATCTTGCTTGATATTTGTGCAATAAATCTTCCTTCTAATGACATTTCACCTTGATAAATAACATTTTTACCATTTATAACTATTTTGTCTCCAATGTCTATAGCAGGGTCTATTATTACTTTTCCTTCAAATGTATTTACTGTCAAATCTTTTATTTTGTTGTAAATCTTTTGAACTTGGTCTTCGTCAACAATGTACATATTTTCCTGATTTATCCAAAAATTATTTCTTGTGTCTTCTCCAAATTTAAAACTTCTTAATCCGTCTTCATAAGATAGTTTTGAAATTTTAAATTCCTCTCCCCATTTATATTCTCCAAACATTTCAAGTGGAATTTCTATTTCATCTTGACAAAATTCTCTAAAACACAACTTTCCTTTTCTATCAATACAAGCAAAGCAACCTGCACTCTCTGCAATATAACTAATGTATTCTCTTGCTGTTACAGTATTATCATAAACAGATACCTTTTTATCAGAATTTAAAAAAGAAGTAGAACCTAATTCTACTCCTGCTTTATTACAAATATCTTGTGCAACTTCTAATAGTGTTGCTTCATTTTTTTTATCTATCAATTCTTTCCCATTATAATTAAATTCAAATTTAATCATATTGTCTAATGCCTTTATTGTTATTGTATTGTCATCATTATCTGTGTAATCATCTACATTATAAATTCCAATTGGTATCATTTCAAAACTACTATTATTACTACTTAAACTTTTAACTGATATTCCATTTAATGTTCCTACCAACATTGCATTTACTTCTGCTACTGTTAATGCGTGATTTATTAATATTCCATATTCTACTCTTATTTTTGAAAGAGTTTTTGGCATTTTATCTTTATATAGTTTCATTTCAATGTATTGACTTGGTGTACCACCTAAGCAAAATTCTTCTTCAAATGCATTGCCACCTTTTTTAAAATCCAAAATATAGTCTGGATTTATTAGTACATCATCTATATAGATATTCATTGCACAAACTGGGTTTTCATATCTATTTTGTTTCCACTTTTTACTTGTTTCGTACATTAACTCAACCCCTTTGCTTTATTTACTGTTGCTTTTTGTTGTGCTGTTAATTCTTTTTGCATCAAATTAAAAGACACTTTCCATCTTGATTTGGAAGTGTCTTCATCTAATCCTGTTTTATGCATTTCGCTTGTTCTTTTGCTTACTCTGAATTTTGCGTTTTCTAACATACCACCTTGAACACTCGGGCATTTTACTGTGACTATCATCGGATTCTGGTATGTTGCCTGCAAAAGTTCTTCTGCCTCGTCTTCTGATAAGTAGTCCCATGACATTTCAAGCTTTAGCATTCCAATTGCAATTGGATTATCTATTAATGCTCCTGTTACTTTTGATGTATAACTATCGTTGTCCGTATCTTCTATATTGTCTTTATATGTAGATGGTGTTTTCATTAATTTACCATTTAATTTCCATAACATAATTTTACCCTCCTACTAAAGCTTCTATGTCTTTTCCTGTTCTTCTTTTCTTGTCTCTTAAATCATTTAACAATATTTGCCCTAGTTTTTGATTTCCTACATTAATTGTTAAATATATTGGTCTATCATCGCTATTCCCACTATAATTAGATAATACATCCTCAAATGTATCACGCATAATATTTTGTGGAGTTACAATTTCTGGATTTGTTTTAGCTCCGGAATATTCACCAGCTATTACGGTCGTCGCTTCTGTTAAAACACCACCCTTTGCTAATCTTGGTAAACTCAATGTATTTATGCTTCCAACATAAACTCCTGGAATTAGATTGATAAGCCTAATTCCTCCATTAATTAATCTAATCGCACTATTTATAGTTCTTTCAATTAAAGATATAACGCCATTAATACCTGATTTAACAGCTCCAGATATTGCATTTCCAATTTTTGTTCCTAAAGCGGAAAATGTATTCTTTATTCCATTCCATATGTTACCAAAGAAACTTCCTATATTACTAAATACATTTCTTATTCCATTATAAGCATCTTGAAATTTCCCTTTAAACCAACTGCCTATATTGCTAAAAGTATTTGTAATGTCTCTTTTTCTATCTCCAAACCAATTTCCGACATTTTGAAAAGCATTTTGTACTCCTTCTTTAGCATTATTGAATTTTTCCTTAAACCAATTGCCTACATCGCTAAATGCATTACATATATCATTCCATCTGTCTGAAAACCATTGTCCTATATTTTGAAAAGCATTTGTTATCGCTTCTTTTGCTTCTTGAAATTTTTGTCCTAACCATTCTGAAATTGCTCCCCAATTCATTATAGCAACAACTACCAATGCTATAACTGCTACAATTCCTGCTATTATAGCAACAAGTGGTAATATGGCTATGTTTAATGCAGTTGAAACAGCTGTCAGTACTCCTGTTACAGTTGCCCATATACTATATGCTGTGCTTAATACTCCTATAGCAACCGCAATTCCTAATATAATTTCTGCTACAATTGGATTTTCAACTAACCACTTAAAAATATCTACTAACCCACTTAATATATCTAGTGCAAGTGTTCCTATATTTTGTCCTATATTGGATAAGGCATCAACTAACGGTTGCCAATCTATTTCAGCTAATTTTTCTGATATTACTCTAAATTTATCTGAACAATTATTTAACCAATTTTGAAATCCTTCACTTTGTACTACATTGTTTATTGCTGTTAATAGATTATTAAATGCATTTGCTAAATTCTGTACTATTGCATCGCCATTACCATTATAATTCCAAGCATTTGCAAAAGCTTCGGCTATATTTCCTATAATCGCTAAAATTAATTCTAATGATGTATATACTGTTCCATTAGTTATGATTTTTTCAAAACTTCCCCATACTGCTGAAATTAATGTTGTTACCTGCCCTGCTGTTGTTTTTATTTGTTCTACTAAAGTAGGACCATATTTATTCCAACTATCAACAAGTGGTTTAAAGAAATCATATAGTTTTTGTGCCAATGGCGACATTTGATTTTCTATTCCTGACAAATCAAAACTTGGTGATGAACTTCCACCACTTCCACTATCTGAATTATCATTAGATTGTACATTATTTATTTCACTATGTATATTAGATAAACTCTTTGTTTCTTTTTTAGCCTTTTTAGCACTTCCAGCCATACTTGCATATGAATTGGCACTTGCTTTTGCAAATATATTCACTCTAAATAATGCATAAACAACAGATTGTATAGCTTTCATTAATTGGTAAACTAATCCTGTTACATATTGTATTACCGGTGCAAAAGCTGAACCCATGGCATATTTCATATAATCAATATTAGCTGATAATTGCTTTGCTCCTGCATTTTGACTAGATAGCCAACTTTGAGCACAACCACTTAAAATACTATAAATACTTTGCAAAGAAACCAGCGCACCTGCATATTTTAAAACATGTCCTAATCCATTTTTTATTCCTGTACTCATTCCTTTTATATTGTTTGTAACATTTTGAGTAACTTTTGATAAATTTTGTCCTATATTTGGCATTTTACTAAATGTATTTTTTATGCTAGACATACTAGGTTTAACTTGTTCTATTTTTTGCTTAAATGCACTAAAAAAACTACTCATTTTATTTTGAGTAATTGCTGTTTTACTTGTTTCTTGTTCTAACTGTGACATTTTGTTTTTGGCTTGTTCAAGTTGTTTATTATACATTTCTATTTCTGTATATAACTTTTGTGCTTGACTATTTAATGATGTAAAATCCTTATTTGAATTTAATGCATTATTAACTGTTGTATCCATTGCCTTATTATTAGGATTTATTCCTTCTGGAGTTACATTTTTTCTAGTATCATCTACTATTTTATCAATTTGTGGATTTATTACATTTAATTTCATTTGTCGAGCATTTATTTTTTCTTGTAGACTATCTATTTGTTTTTGTATTTGAGATATTTGTTTTTGTGCATCCTTATTGTTTACTTTAATTGCTATTTCGTTATTTTCAGAACTCTTTTTTAAGTCCTGCATTTTCTTTTTCATAAAATTAACTGCTTGATGTAATTTATTTGTCATTGTCTTTGTGTCTACTTTCGAAAAAGCTTCTTGTGCTTGTTTCATTGCTTGTTTTATTGTTGGCAATATTTTTTGAAACTCTTTTAATGCTTCTTCTACTTTTGCAGTTACTATGATTTCTATTTCTTCTACTGTCATTCTTTTTCCTCCTCTCTTGAATTTTTTGTACAATAAAAAAACACCTACCTAAGTAAGTGTTTCTATTTTATTTTATCTAATAATTCTTTTTTCTTCATTTCAAATTCATAATCTGTTAAAACTCCATCTTTATGTAATTGTGACAATCTCTCAATTTGAATACTTGCATTTTCTTCTGTTATATATTTATGTTCTATTTTTGTTATAGTACCTGTTTCAATATACTTTTCATTATTCTGTGATATAACAATTTTTAAGGTTGATATTATATTTTGTGCATTATTTAAAGCTTCCTTATAAGCTTTACTATTTTTGGTAACATTTTTTCCATATTTGCAATCAAACATTATTCTTGGATTATTAAAATCACTCGTTGTTATATTAACCCCTAAGCCTGTACATATTTCCAATTGTGTTGTTTGATATCTTGTTTTTGATTTTTTTATATTTTTTATTTTGGTCTTTCCTATTGTTTGAGAGATAGAAGTACCATCTTCAATCAGCTCACAATCTACTATTTGTGAAAAGCCGTATACTTTATCTAATATATTAAGCTTATTTTCTTTATCATTAACAAAAAACTGTGGGCATATCTTTTTATAACCTTGTTTCAATAATTCTTTTTCTTTATTTTGCTGTATAATTTGTATTTCTTTTATATTTTTTATTTTTTTTGTAGTTAACACTAAAAAAACAATTTCTAACGCAACACCTAATAACAAGACTGGCATCACAATAGATACCAATAATGTAAGAGGTACAAGTATAATTAATAGAACTTTTAATATATTTAAATATTCTATATTCATAGTAAAATCTCCTTTTATTTTATTATTTATGCTTTCCAAGTGTAGCCACAACTTTGACAAACACGCATTGTTTTTGTAATATTTTTTATTTTCTTTCTTTTTCCTATAAATATTGTTGCAAGCAATGCTGGTATAGTTAAAAATAGCCATTTTACTGGTATCCACCACCAACCAATACATATCCACCAAAGTAATCTATGATGTTTAGTAACTAATTTTTGTTCATTAATTATTTGAAAATTTATATTTTCATTCCCACATTTTGGACACTTCATATTCATCTCTCCTTTTATTTTTATTCTAAAAGGATTATATCACTTTTAGTTGTATTTTTTGTCGAATTTTGTCGAAAATATATATTTTTTTATTTTTTTTCTGTTTTCATTATACCTCTCATCCTTCTTATTATTTCTTCAGGAGACTGTGTTTGTTGTTCTTCTTCTTTAAATAGTTCTTTATAATTATCTCTAATTAGTATTATTTTAGGATTTCTGCTCATACTATCTGCTCTTATAAGTTTATTTGTTACCGCTTCTTGTATATTAATTTCACGCTTTAAATCATCTATTATTTTTATAAGATGTGTTTGGCAATATGCATTTATTTCTGAATATCTACTATTCCAAAACTCATGAGGTTTCATATCAAAATAGTAAGCTAGAGGCTCTATTGAATATACTAATTCAACTAAATTATGAGCCTCTTTTATTTTTTCTACTATATCATTTAAGCCTCGTAGCCTTGAAATCTCTGTTCTTGAAATTGTTGCTCTGCTATTTTGCTCATTGCACTCTCTGCTGATTTTTGAACTAAGTCGTTCATATTCATTGTTAATAATGGATTTGAGATCATTTCTTTTAGCTCTTTCTTGTTCATTTTCTTTTTGAAAAAACCCTCTGCATTCAATGCCTCTGCAATCTTTCCATACAAGTCATTTACTGTTATCCCTTCTATTCTGCAATCGTCCATAAAGTTATATACTTCATTTGATGATGTAAATGCACTTTTACCCTCTTCATTTTCTGCTAATTTAAATATTATTTTTGATAATGCTTCTGGGTCTAATATAGAATATGCCTTTGTAAAAGCTTCTTCAAAATTCTTGTTGTTTAGTAGATTAGCTATGTCTACTATTTTTCTTATTTTCAGTACTAAATTTATTGTTTTATTTTTTGTTTCTATAATCATCTTTAATTTCTCTCCTTTGCAAAAGAGAGAAGGCTTATTCTGCCTTCTCAATATTTTCTTCTATTGTGCTAGTAATTTTCTTTGTTCTACTCCTAGCACTTAATGTAGAACTACTCTGTGGGAAATCCTTTGCTTTCTGTTATTTCTGAACTTCTATAAATTGTTAATTTTGATTTTAACATATCATCTATAGCAATTTCACTCATTCCAATATAACATGTACCTGTAAAGTACCATGTTAATGGTTTACCATTTTCTGATGTACTTTCTGGTAATTGAATTGCCCAATAACCATTTGTTTTTGCTGTTTGTACAGCTTTTAACTCATCATATTGGTCTTCTTTAAATAATATTTCTATTTCTAGGTTTTCTGCTTTTTGTCTTCCTTCTGCTTGTCTTTCGTCTGGAATATCTAAAGCACTATATGTTATTCCCTCTGGTGCTTTTAAAAATTCTGGTATACTTTGTACAAAAGCTATTTGTTTTCTTTTTACTGCTGATTTTAAATCTTCTAATGTATCAGCATGAAATAATTTTGTCATTGTACTTGTTTTTGGATCCATTTTTAATTCCTCCTACTATCTTATAAAATTAAAAGAGGCTGTTATAGAATTATAACGAACCTCAAATATTATTGTTATACCGTATTTTTGCAATATAGAATCATATACTGCCGGACTAGTATTTGTCCTTGTAAAATTAAGTTCTTGAAGTTTTTTATCAACTTCATCTGTCATTTTCATTGCTTGGCGTTGCTTTTCATTCCAACAAGTTATTGATATTTGAAATGTAGAACGAATTGGAAATCCGTTTTCTGTTAGATTTACTGACTTTAAAGGTGTATGTAATTCCAATATAGGAAATTTACTTTCTGTATTTGGATTACTTAAAATTGGTTTGTTTTTATACAAATTTTCTAGCTTTTCATATACTAAATCGCTAAATTCTAATTCGCTTAAATCTTTCATTTTGTACACTCCTTTAACATTTCATTTAATCTTTTCTTCGCTATCTCCACATTTTCACTTCTACTTTCAAATCCTGCATCACCTATAAAATGATTAGCTTTTGAACCTACTGCCACATAAAATTGTTGTTTATTAATAGTTACTATTGGATAGCTCAACGGCCTCCCCACTTTATTTACAGGGATATACCATTCTGTATATTCTGACTCAATAAAATGTTTTGTTTTTCCTATGTGCTCTTGTTCCGCATATTGCCCTGTTCCAAAATATTCAAACCATAAATATGATTGTCCATTTTCAGTCATAAATTTAGAAGGGTCAGCATAGACCCTTCCTTTTACTTCTTTTGTAGACATATCAATCATCTCTACTAATATTCCATTTTCGTTGTGACCTTTTTCCAATCTTATAGCATAACCTCTAATGTTTTCTAATATATCTTTCGAAATTACTCTTGCAGTTTGTGGTAATTTTTGAATTATAGCATTTATATTCTTGAAATTATATTTCACTTTAAAATTACAATTAAAACTTATCATTCTTGCACCTTCTCACATATATATACATAAGTACTTCCAATTTTATTTTTGTCAGTTACTTTATATTGTGGTTTAAATTTCTCCACTTTTGAGATGTCATCAAATGATATTCCATCACCCTTTTTTATGTCGTATTCTTTTGTTGTTCTTGCTTTGTAAGTACTATAATCAATCTCACCAGTAGACTTTCTATCTAACTCGTTGACATCTTGTTGCATATTTAGCCAAGCCTGTCCTTTATATTTCCATACTTTATCTGATTCTCCGTGGTCTTCTATTTCTTCATATTCGGATATATATACTTTTGTTAAATCTCGTAATAACACTATCTAATCCTCCTTAATCCAGACTTTATAATATTATTTCTTAATTCTTCTACAATATCTTTGTATGAACTTGATATACTACCCTCGTTTCTTGAAAGTAAACCCTCTGCTCCTCTTGCAAGATATTCACTTCTTACTGCTTTTTTTATGTATGGAAATAGTTTTGTGTCACCTTTTTTTCTATTAGAATTATCACAGGCAATAGATGTTATATCATCTATTATATCCTGTAATACACCATCTGTATTTTCTTTATAGTTTGCTCCTAGGTTTTTCTTAATTTGCTCTAACATTCTATTGCCTCCATTGTTTATTCTTGTGGTAAAAGAGCTAGTAAATCTTTCTTTTTAGTTATTCCATCAAAAGCAATTTCTTTTTCAGTTAGAATTGCTTTTATTTCTTCAACTGTTAGCTCTTTTTTAGTTTCTTTTTCTTCTTTATTTATTTTTAATCCTATAAATGTTGCCATCTTAGTACCTCCTATCCTTCGTATGAGCAGTATACACCAGCTAATTTATTTTCATATACATGTCCATATAAGTTATTGTTTCTGTATTTAAATACATTGTCATCTCCACTTTGGTCTTCATCTGGTGTAAAGTATTTTATGTATTGGTCCATAGCTGTTACTACTGCAGATTTCTCAATGCATAAGAAGTTAATATCTTTTCCTCCTTCTACTAATTCATAATAATCTGATGTTGATGGATTTCCTTCTGGAGAATTTACTTTTGAATATGTTCCAGAACTTTCTGTGTAATATGTCTTTCCTGATATTACAGCTGTATCTGTTGATTTAACATATGCATCTTTTGCTTTTTGGTATCCATAGTTTTCTTTTCCATCATTTAATGTTACAGCTGTGTACATTCTTGTTTGTGGTACTTCAATTATTGCTGAAAATCTTTCTAAAACTTTCTTTGATTTAGTTGTATCTAAATCATCTATCATTCCCTTTAGTGTTGGTGTTATAAATAAAATTCTATTTTCAGTTGGAACCTCGTCTTCGTCCATTTTATTTGTACAAGCTCTTAATGCTGTTACAGCTCCTGCACCATCAGGAATTGTTTCTTTCTTTGTTGATATTCCTTCTACACCTGCTATTTTTGCAATTCTTGCAGCATCTGTTTCTGGAACTACTTTTGTTCTTACAAATTCTCCTGATAATTTTGCAAAAGGTAATCCTAATGCTTCTTGATTGTCTAATCTATCAATTCTTAAGTCTTGACTTCTTTCTTTGTCATATTTTACTGTTTCCCATTTGAATGTTGTTGAACCTTTTGTGTATCCATCATTTCTTGAAAAGTCTCCTAAACCATCCATATCTAGTTTAGCTACTTTAATTTCTCCATTTGATCCTTTTTGTACTGTTGTTTCATCTCCATCTAATATAGATGTTTTTGCTTCATTTTTATATACTTCATCTAGTTTTGGTAAGTATATTGTTGATAATTCAATATTATTCATTGTTTATTCTTCCTTTCTTACTTTAATCCCATTGCCTTTCTTATTGCTTCATCAGCACTTGACTTATTACCTGATGGGTCAGGATTATATGGTGGTTTTTCTTTTGACCACTCATTTACTGCTTTCTCAACAATTCTGTCTTGAATTGCTTTTATAAGCTTTGTTTTGTCTTGTAATTGCTCTGCTGTCATGTTTTCATAATCAAAAAGATTTAAAAATTCTGGGTCAAATGCTGTGTCTTGTGTTGTTGCTATTTTTAGTGCTTCATCTTTTAAATCCCTAGCATTTAATTTCCTTTGAATTTCTTGGTTTGCTTCTTCTTGTTTCTTCAATTGATATTGAAGTTTTTGAGTTTCATTCATTTGTGCTAATTTTTCAGCTTCTGACTTTTGTGTATCTCTTTCTAATTCCCATTGTTTTTTTGCATTTTCAATAGCAGTTTTATTAGAACTTGATACTCTTGAATCTAAAAATGATTGAAGTTCTTTGTCTGTCTTAATAAGTTCTTCATAATTAGTTCTTTCACTTTTACTTGTTTCTGTTCCCTTTGAGTTCTCTGCCTCAGAGTTAACATTTTGATTGTTTTCTTGTTCCATTTGTTCCTCCTTGCCCCTTTAGTTCTCTGCCTAAAGTTGCTTAAAATTTATTTTGTTTGTTTTATAAAGCCTAACTACAAGAAAAACGGCATAAAAATAAGAGCTAGTCGACTTAGCTCTTGATTTATAATTATAAAATGTTAATAACTTATTTATTATTTTCGTTCTTTGCTTTCATATATCCATCAGCAAAATTATATTTAAATACCCATATAACAGGTCTAAATATTGTAATTATAGTAAATATAATCCAATACCAAGTTGGCATTTGTAATTTAATGCTTAATATTAAAACTAATAACCACATAATTATTTTTCCTCCCTTGTTACTCCTTTTATAGCCCAAAATTGTGCTTCTTCTAGTTTTGTTAGTGCTAATGATGTTTCTCTACTTGGCTTACATTTTAAATCTATCTCATCATAGATAAGAGAAAAACATTCTCTTATATGTTGTATTCTGTTGTTTTTTTCTTCATCTACTGCTAAATATTTTGCTCTATCATTCATATTTTCACCTTCTTTCCATAATAAAAGCACCTACTTGCTAGTAAGTGCTAAAATTTACCTTTTATCATTTTATTATGATATTTTTTCCATTTTTCATATTGCTTTATTATTTCTTTTGGTGTATTTTCTTTCCATTTCCAAGGTTTTTCTTCTCCTAATGTATCTATTTGCCAATCTGTCCAAGGGTGTTCCATAGGCATCATATTAAATCATTCCTTTCATAACTTCTATTATGTTTTTGCTCAGTAATGAAGCATTTTGTTTATTAGCATAATAATCTGCAAATGCTTCTGCAATAATTTCTTGTCCTCTTTCTTTATATGCATATTCTGAAATATTTCTTATTAGTAAATCTTTTTCTTTTATATCATTTACACCTATTTTATTCAAGGCTTTATTTAATATTTTATTTACTGTTATATTATTTTCGCTATCAAAAACTATTGCATTATTATTGTTATGATTTAATTTTTTTATTATTTCTGTTACTGCTATATGTCCTGTTTCATGTATTGACATATCTTTATAAGTTGTGTTGTTAGGATGAAAATGCTTCTTAACATCCATTTCATATAATTGTTTTGGAACTTTACCATTATAAAATTTATTTTTATTTATATACATTACATATGTTCCATCTTTTTGTAATTCTACTGCTAGTCCACCATTTGGATGGTCTATTTCTTTTATTTTTTTAATCTTTCCTCTTATATTTGGAAAATCATTATATACTCTACTCATATTGTTTAATAATTCTTTTAAAACTTCTTTATCTATATGCCTTGTATTCATTTTTTTAATATTGTATTTTTCTTTTATATCTTTTTTAAATTTTGTATCAAATATATTAAATTGTTTTTCTGTTTCTAACTCAATATGCTCATTATTAGAATTATACACAATTGTACTTCTACAATAGTGAAAATGATGTTGTATTGGGGGGAGATTTAAGCCTAGTACTAATCCATTGCATCTAATTCTTTGTACTATTAGTTCTTTTTGTGTCTCACCATAATATCTGTCAAATATGTTTTCTTTATTAATATAAAATTCTTTATTATTTAAGTTATCACACATTAAAGTTGTTTTATCATCTTCTACTGCAATAAATCTAATTTTTGAATTATCTTCTGTTACACCTTTTATTCCTTCTACTTTCGCTAAATTATTTAAGCCTATCATCTGTAAATCTACTGCACCTGATATTTTATCATTATTTGTATTAAGTTTTTGATTTTTTTGTCTATTTATTATTGTTTGAAACTCACTAGAATCAATTTCTAGGTCTTTTTGCTGTTGCATATTTAAAATTGCTTGTTTATATATTTGTTGTGTATTATACTGCATTGTTGCTTCAATATACTGCTTCCAAGTTAGTCCGACTATAATTAGGTTGGTCTAATAATGCTAAAAACAAAGCCATCGCTAATATTGATGGCTTTTCCTTTTTATTTACTTCTTTTTGTCCGTTCTTCATAGTAATAATTTGCATCTTCATACATTATTTGCTTTTCTTGTTCTTCTATTTTGCTTTGTTCTTCTATATATGCACTATAAATAAGCAATTCTAATATTTCACTATTCTTTACTCTTGTTCTTTTATAAATATTGTTTGCTAATGCAGTAAAATAGTTATTATTTTTTAATAGTCCTTGTTCTTTCCATTGTTCTATATATGTATTTATTCTTTTTTTAGTCTTATTATCAGCAATATTATATATGTTCTCTAATGTAAAATTAAACGTATCAAAGATTTCTTGGAGTCTTAATTGTGTCTGTCTTGATGTTTTATTATATAGTTGTTTTAATCGTTTCATATAATTATCATGTTGTTCCCACATATAAAACACCTCTATTCTTTATTGATTTGCTTATTAACTACTTTTGTTTGTTTTTTCTTATTGTCTGCCATTAATTTCTGTACTTTCTGTTGTTCTGTCAAATCTGTTATTTTGTTATCTTGTTTATTTTCATTCTTATTTTGCTCTACACCTGTTTGTCCCATCATTTGCATTTGTTGTAAATTTTTTTGAATATTTTCTTCATTTTGTTTATCTATTTTTTCTAGTTCTGAATTACTGTCTAGGTCATCTGGCAACATATCAATAACTGATGCATCACTTAATAGTCCCCTTAATTTTAATGCTCTTGCCGTTTCAGTATCTTTGTCGGTTGGTAAATTTCTTTGTAAATCTATTTTTATACTTCTAAAATCATAAGATTTATGTTTTCTTTTATTTATTCTATCTATTATTGTTTCCCATCTTCTTAATATTGCTTGTTTAAAATGCTTATCTGCATCTGTTATCATTTGTTCTAATGCAAAAAACTTTCTGTCTAATGCACTTGCATTGTCTGCATTTGTAAATCCTAAATCTGTTATATTTGGTACCCCACTTATCATTGCAATTAAATCTATTAATGTCTTTTTATGGTTTTCTAATGCTGTATCTTGTACACTTTTTTCAACCCAAGCAATATCTCCTGAATTATCTGGTGTATAAAATACTTGCATTTTTAACAGTGCCTTGTCTTCTTCTTCTCTCGCTTTATTTATTACCTGTTTAGGCTGCCCGTTCTCATCTAATTCTGGTTCTCCATCTTTATTTAATTTTGTAGTCATCAAATCATTTTGTGGTGTAAATCCTGTTATTTTTAATTTTGCATCATTATTATATTGAAATGTATTTCTACTATTTTGTATTACTCTTTCGTAAGCACAAATTAAAGAGACTACCAATTCAAAACTTGATAGTCCCATTTCGTTTTCTATTGCTATGCAAGGAAGCATATTCCATTTGCTTGTTTCAAATTTTTGTGTATCTTCTTGCAATTTTGCATAATCATTTGGTGTTGGTGAATAATACCTTTTACCATTTATTGTAGTTAATTCAACTATTGTTATATCTGCACCAGTTTTATTTTTCTCTGTCCATTTTCTTAATTGTCCTATTTGTTTCACTGGTGTTGAATAATCAAATATTCCTATTGTATTTAATGCGCTTTGTTTTGTATATACTATTTCATTATCTTCGTTTTCATATAATACTTCATAACAGCCTCTCATTCCAAAATAGTCAAATGCCAAATCAAAAAATTCTGTTGCATCATCATTATATTTACTTATATAATCTATTAATACTTTCAATTCTTCATCTTTATTTGTATCTACATTAAATACTTTGTTCAATAACTTTTTTATTATATTTAATTTCGTTGGATCAGATATTTTTTCAACATCATATACCGGTGCTTTTCCTGCAAAATAACCTGTTACCATTGAATTTATATAATTTTCAAATGCTACTTTTATTTTTTCATCATTTATACTTACTAATTCTGAATTATTTGTTTTTCTTCTTATTCTTTCATATAGTTGTTTCCTTGCATTCCACTCTTTATCTGCTAACATTAATATTTGTGTAACACTATTTGCATCTTCTAATGTTTCTGGATTCCATTGTATCATTTTTGTTTCCTCCTATATTGGTTTTATATAACCGAATTGTAATTTCTTTTGATTTATATATTTTTCTACTGCATATCTCATTGCATCCATTAAATGGTTAAAATCATCTATTGGTTTGTTTATTTTATTCCCAAACTTGTCCTCATCCCAAGTGTAATTGCTTATTTCTGTTATAAAATTCACACATCTAGGATGTATTATTATTTCAAAGTCTTGTATGAATTGAATGCCATTATTTATACTGTCTTTTCCTTTTAATGCTCCTGTAATATGCCTTAATCCTAATCCTCTTAATTCATCTATTGATTTTGGTTCTGCACTATCTGCTGTTATTTTTTCTTTTGAATAACCCATTTGATTTATTTGGTCATATATCGCTTTGTTACTCATTCCTTTTTGATATATTTCATCATATACATAAATCTTTTTGTTTTTTAAATCTATTGCACCACAAAATAGTGCTGTTGGATCGTTTGTATAACCAAAGTCTAATCCAAAAGCACTATCTAAGTTTCTTATTGTATTTAATTCGAATTTTTCTTCTTTCCAATTTTCATAAACCAATCCATCAACTATACCCCAGTTACCTAATCCTGCAACTTGATATCTTCTAGGATTATTTTTCTTCATTCTTTCAAATACTTTTTTATCCGCCTCATCTAGCCACTCGTTACAAAGATAATTTGTTGTCATTGCTAATATATCATCATCTTTAACATCAAAAAATCTTTTCTTAATCCAATGATGTTCATTCCAAGGATTTAATGTTATTGTTATTTGTTTAAATAATCCCTCTGGTACTTCTCCGTCTTATACTTTCATCTATTACATCAAAATCAGATTCTTTTGTTATTTCGTATGCCTCTTCAATCCACAACCAACATAAAACACCAATATCTACTGATATTGATGTTACTTTCAATGGGTCATCTAAACCTCTGAAATATATTTTCTGTCCTGTAGGTTTATATGTCATTTCTAATGGACTTTCTTTTATTTCCCAAAAACTATCTACTTGTAATCTATGTATTGCCCATTTAAGTTCTGTAAAACAACTATCCTTTAATGTTCTAAATGTCTTTCTAATTACAAGTGTATTAGCCTCTTTGTATTTCATCATGTTACTTATTATCCATAATGCTGTTGTCTTTGATTTTTTACTTGCTCTTGAACCTTTGCATACTCTATATCTACATTTACAATGCCAATACTCTGCATAACCTTTTCCAACTATACTTTGTAATGATATGTTATTTACTTGTTGCTGTGTATTTTTATTTATTATTTTATTCTGTAATATCATCTGTTATCACCACTGGTATATTTCCAGCAACTTCAACTTTTTCTTTAAATGTACCATATCTTTTTCCAAGTAGTTCTGCACATTTTGTTCTATCTTGTAATGAAGCATCTAATCCAAATTGGTCTTTTTCTTCTCCTCGCATTACTTTTGTTAGGTATTGTAATACTTCATCCTGTGAGGCAATTCTTTGGTCTTCTTTTTCTTGAAGTTTTATCTTTATAAACTTGTCTAGTTTTGACAAGTTTTGTGAACCTATTCTATTAAGATTTTTTCCCTTATATCCAGCTTTTTTACAAGCTTCTGTTGCATTTGCAGTTTCTATATAATAATCAATAAATCTCTTTTGCATTTCTGTTAATGCATTATATTCCTCTTCTATATTTTCATATTCCATCTGCCTCACTTCCTTTTCTGTATTCTTCTATTAGATATTTCATTACATTTACTTTACTATAACATTCTTCTTTTGTTTTATATCTATCTTGTAGTTCAAACTCATCTGTTTCTTTGTTATATATTTCTACTTGTTCTTTTTTTAGTATTTGATATTTAGTACAATACTTACAATTCTTTTCACTATAAAATTGGAAAGTATTTATTTTATATATTTGTCCTTTTATAGATAAGGCATATAATAGCTTATTTATATTTTTATTTATGTTCATTTTTGCCTCTCACAATATAAAATTGGTTTTCCATCTAATAAAATAGAATCTATTCTTTGTTCTATATTTACACCATTATTTCGTTCATATTGTTCTACTATTTCATGTATAATGTCATAAGAATTTGCTACTATGTCTGCAACATCTTCTTCTGAATATTGTTTTTCGCAATGTGTTATATAATTATCTATATAGCAATGTGTTAATTCATGAATTAAAGTAGCTTTCTTTCTGTCTGCTGGCAAATCTTCGTCTATATATATTTTTTGTATATCACAATATGTAATACCGTAATATCTTGTATCTATTGATTTTAAGTTTTCTTCTTCATTTGCTTTTCTAATATTTTGCATATTTTTTATTGATTCTTGTGATGTCTCTGTTATTTTCCATTCTCTGTTGTTTATTTTGAATTTCATTTAATTAAGCACCTCTCTTTTATTCTATAAGGACAAAATACTTTACCTTCTCTTAAATTAGTAATTTCTAAAAAAGAACAGTTTTTACACTGCTCTGGTAATTCACTCTTTATTTGTTTTAATTTCCATTTTTCATTATATTTTTGTTCTTCTTCTATCATATCTAGTACTTCCTCACAACTGTCAAATTTACATACTTTACACTTTTTATTTCCATTAGGGCATACTTTATTATCTATCAAACATTGTTCCATATCTTTAATCCTCTGTACACTTTAGTTTTCCATTTATGTCTTGTGTTATTTTACAGTCAATATCTTTATTACATTTACTGCAGTTTTCTTCTTTGAATTGTTTTATTTGTTCTAGAGTCATATTATTACCTCTTTTCTTATAAACACTACGAAATATGTAAGTTATATATAATTGCACTCTAGAACTGAACGGCTACTATTTGCCATTCTGCTATATATGTTTACATACTTCGTACTACCTGTAAATTAATTTGGCGACAGACTGTGTATTCGAAACACATACTTAAAATAAGTACACATTGCTTAGCAGGCAAGTTTCAGACCTTCTGAATTAGTCTGTCATATAAAGAAATACATCACCTCAGCTTTGTATTCCCCCACATTCTGTGGAATTTAATTTGGATGCACCTTCAAGACTCGAACTTGAAACTTCAACATTCAAAGTGTTGTGTTCTACCATTTAAACTAAGATGCAATATATTTAGAACTCGCTAGGAAAGTTCTATAAAAGTTTATATAAAAAATAAAATATTCAGAAAGGAGGTTTATTACATTCAACCAAACATAACAAACTTTATTTATATTATCAGTTACCTAGCATACTGGTAATAACATAATAAAAAGAGTAAATACTAAGGGCTTGCATTTACTCTTTTCTCTACTTACATTTCTCTCGATTATATATATATCACATTTTTATGGTGTCATAAAAGGGTAAAAAGGTGTCTTTTTTTAAATTTCTGAATATTTTTGTATTGATTTTTTTATCAATTT